GTAAAGAAATGCCAACGGAAATCTTTGGGGTTTTCTCAGAGAATAAAACAACAATAAAAAGGAACAAATAAACATGAACCAAGTAGCAACGAAGAAAGAAGGAGCATTAGCGACAAACTTATTTGAAGCTGATGCAAACAAGGGCTCTCAGAACATTTCGCAAGACGATCTTGCGTTACCCTTCCTAAAAGTTTTGGGGCAATTATCTCCAGAGGTAAATAAAACTCATGGAAAATATGTCAAGGGGGCAGAACCTGGCAAGATAATTAACTCAGTAACAAACGAACTGTTTGATGAGGTGCAAGTCATTCCTGTTTTTTATAAAAGACAGTATGTAGAGTGGCAAGACAGAGGTGCCAGCACTGGCGCTCCTGTTGCTATTCACGAGGCAGATAGTGACATCATTAGTCAAACAACTCGTGACAAATCATACAAGGATAGATTACCAAACGGTAATTATCTTGAAAACACTGCAAACCATTTTGTTATACAAACTGGTAATACACCAACTACAGCGTTGGTTTCTATGAAAGCTACACAATTAAAAGTTAGCAGAAAATGGAACTCAATGATGATGGGTATTAAAATGCAGGGTAAGAATGGTTTATTTACACCGCCAACATATAGTCACATTTACACGTTAAAACCTGTTCAAATGTCTAACGACAAAGGAACATGGTTTGGTTGGGATGTAGCCAAAGTTGGTCCGGTTAAAGACGCCGGTATCTATAACATGGCAAAGGAATTTGCTGAGCGTATAGGTAAAGGTGAGGTGCAAGCACAACCAGAGAATCAAGAAGTTAAAAAAGCTTCAGTAGATTTATAATATCCTAGGTAGTGGGCGCCGAAGCGAGAGGGGAAGCGCCCACTTTCACTTATTATGATAGATAAATTTATTAAAATATTCGAAGGTTTAGAGCGAGCATACGGTCAATTTAAAAAAGAAAATAACAGAATATCTTTAAAAGTAGAGGGCCGACCTTGGGTAACTAAAAAACCTGTAACCAAAGAACTTTGGGAAAATCATTTACAAGGTGTGGGACCCAACTTAGGTATATTTCCGCTCAAAGATGATGGCACTTGTAAATGGGGAGCCATTGATATTGACGATAATAATTACGACTATCAAGATTTATTAGAAAGAATTAGAAAATTAGATTTACCATTAATAGTATTCAGATCAAAAAGTGGTAGGGCACATGTATATATGTTTATGAAAGATTTTTCTTCTGCAGAAGAGGTTCAACTAGTGATGAAAAAATTTGCAGCTAAACTTGGTTTAGGAGACATACTAGATAGGATATATCCATTACAAACAAAGATAAGTGAAGGAGATTTTGGCTCTTGGTTAAACATGCCATATTATAATCATGAGGAAGGTAGTACGTTTGCATACAAAGATGACTTTTCTTCGGCGTCAGTAGATGAATTTTTTGAAATGCATGACAAGTATGTTCAAACAGATCTTACACAATATTTAGTAGAAGAAGTACAAAAAGAAAAAAAACCAAAACAAAAAACTATAGAGGACTTTTTTATACCTTGTGTAAAAAATTGTCTAAAAGAAAATGGAAAAATTCCATCTGTAAACAGAAATGAATTTTTATTACATATGATGGTATGGAGTAAAAAAGCTGTAGAAAAAGGCATAACTAAAATTGATGCATACAGTAAAATGGATGAGAAAACATTATTAAAAAATTTTAATAAAGAATTTTTAGAAGATCCTCTGGCTGAACATGAGATAGAAAAAACAATATTTAAAAGTGCAGACAGAAACTATAACTACTCTTGCAAAAAACCAAACATAAAAAAATGGTGTGACCCCTCTGCGTGTGTAAGACATATGTGTGGTATTGCTCCAGGAAAAGCAGAAGAAATTAAAAAAGTTGAAGAAGCACTTGGTCAGATCGTAGAGTTTTGTAGCAAACCTCCTGTGTATTATGAAAGTCTAGATGTTAAAAGCAACGATGGCGAGGGTTATCGTAGAGTTAGGGTTAAGATGTCTGGCTCTGAAATAATAAATAAAGAAAAGTATATTAATAAATTAGCGGACGCAGGGCACTTTCCACACATAACAGTATTAGAAAAAAAACCAAAAGAGTTTGTAGAGATGCAGTATGCAAGATTAGACAAAAGAATATTTGAAAAAGCTGAAAAAGAGGCAAGTGATGACTATGAATTTATTACAACATTTTATGGTTTTGTAAATCAAAACACAGTTAGCTTTGATAAGGAGCATCTTCTATTAGGAACATGTTATGCAAATCAAGAAAACAAAGAACTAGATTTTAAATTAGATAGGTTCTTTCGTTATTTAAAATCACAAAAGGACAATAGTAAACCTGCTGAAGTTATTATGAAATTAAAAGAAGTGTTGGGCGCACGAAAAATTAGAGGCACAGTATTTGATAAAGGATTAGATAAAGACGTTTCTTGTGTAACATGGAGGATAACATCTGATCCAGAACAATACAAAGTCTTGGGTGATGATGCAAAAAAGATAGGGCACGATGAAAAAAATTAGAATAGCAGGACCTCCAGGGACAGGTAAAACAACTAGATTAGTTGAAATACTATATGATAATTTAAGTTTAAGAAAATATTCGCCTACAGAAATAATGGTAATATCTCATACAAACACAGCAGCGGATCATATACGTAATCAAATACAATCTGCTGAAATGATTTTAAAGTATCAGGATAAAACAAAAAGATCTATCAGGTCTCTAATACTACAATCTAAAGAAACATTTAAAGAAAACGTTAGCACCATACATAAGTTTTGCAAGGACAGAGTAAAAGGTAAATCATTTTTGATGGAAGACTATGAAAATTTAATTTTAATATGGCCTATGTTTAATAAATACACATCAAACATTACATTCTACAACGTCCAACATTTATTTAAAAGTCATCCATTTTTTAAGTTCGTAAGTTTTGCAAGAGACAATGGTAAAAAATTATTAGATTATTACAGAGAACTTAGTTTTGATGAAAGAAGAGATTACAAGTATTCAATAGAAGAGCTTTTATTATTAGAAAAAAATTACCTATCATTTAAAAGTGATTCAAAAATAAACCAAAGAACATCAAAGATATTAGACTTTCAAGATATGATAGACCTTTTTTGTGAGAATCAAGAAGAGTCTGAAAGATTATGTAAAAGAATAAAAGTATTAATAGTAGATGAAGCACAAGACTCTAGCGTTATACAAAGAAAAGCAGAGTTAATCATGTCAAAAAATGTAGACTACTTCTACAAAGCGGGTGACCCGGACCAATCTATATTTGAATTTGCAGGCGCTGATCCTGATAGTTTTCACAAAGAATTTGCAAATCCAGAAATAGAATTAAAACAAGGGTATAGGTGCCCTCTTGTCATAAATAAATACTGTAAGGACATAATAAAAGATGTGTGGGACCATTATGGATACTCTAGAGAGTGGAGACCCTTAGAAGATAAACAGGGTAATGTGGTTGAAGGAGAAATGCATGAGTTATCTAATCTAGAACAAGACCCTCTTGCAGATGAATTGGAAAATAAATTGGTAAATACAAAACAAGATTTTGTTTTTACTTACAGAGGAAATGAACCTAGAGAAATGATATTATACTTGATGAAAGTAGGTATGCCTGTGCAAGTTCCAAAAGATCAAAGAAATAAAATAAAATTTAAATATCCAACAAATGAAATAAAAAATCACAGAGAATTTATAAATTTAACAAAAGGCAATAGTGTATCTTTAACTAAAATTAAAACTATTTTAAAAAGCATACGACCAGAATATCTAGGGCATAATAAAAATTTAGATGACGTTACAAATAGTAGTTATGATTTAGATTGGTTAATAAAAAATAATTTTGTATTACCTGGTTTAAAAAATGTAACAGATTATCAAATGATAAATAAATTAGAATCATTACAAATGAAAAATTACATACGTAAGATAGTAACTAATAACAGAGACCTAGAAGACAAAAGAGTATTTTTAGAAAATATACATACAATTAAAGGTAAAGAATTTTCTAACGTAGTATTAGATTTAACACTAACAAGAGCAGAAGAATCTTTTGTAAAAAAAAGAATGAAGTTTGTTGCATGCTCTAGATCAAAGGAGGCACTATGGCTAATAAAAAGCAGAACAAATCTAAGCCTATAAATCCATACGATACACAAATTGGAGGATCACATTATACAAAGTATGTCATACAGCCAAGTAAGTTTGTAATTGAGAATAAGTTGTTATATCCTGAAGGTTGTGCTATAAAATACATCATACGTCATCAAGACAAAAATGGTAAGGAAGATTTATTGAAAGCAATACATTTTATACAAATGATCATAGAAAGGGACTATAAGTGATACCTGAGTTGTATGAAGTTGAAATAAAAAACGGTGACGTTGTTGCCGTCGACTTAGAGACACACGATCCAGACCTCAAGACTCACGGATCAGGGTCCATTATAGGTAAAGGTAAAGTTTGCGGTATTGCAATAGCCTACAATAATGAAAAGTTTTATTTTCCAATAGCTCACAAAGGACGTAACCACGATGGTAAACGAGTTTGGAAAAGTTTAAATAAAAAAATATTTCAGAATGAAAATGTTGCAAAAGTATTTCACAATGCAATGTACGACGTATGTTGGATAAGAGCTGTTACTGGTATGATGTTGAAAGGACCAATATATGATACGATGATTGCAGCGTCTGTAATAGATGAAAATAGAAACAGATATAGTTTAGATTCTCTAGCAAAAGATTATCTAAATGATTCTAAATACAAGTATGATCTAAAAGACAAAGCGTTAGAAGAACATGGTGTATCAGACCCAATGTCTAATATGCACTTACTACCTTATGAATTAGTAAAAGAATATGCAGAGCAAGACGTTAGTTTAACTTTAAGACTTTGGAACATATTTAAAAAAATAATAAAAAAACCAATAAACACTGAGTCTAAAAAACAAAAAAGTTTAGAAAACATATTTGATTTGGAAACAAGATTATTTCCGTGCCTTGTGGAGATGAGATTTAAAGGCGTTAGAGTTGATGAAGATAAAACTAAAACATTAGGTAAAAGATTAAAAGATGAACAAAAAGAAATATTAAAAATAATAAAAAAAGAAACAAATGTAAGTGTAGATATCTGGGCGTCAGATTCGATAAAACCTTTGTTAGATCAACAAAAAATAACAGATTATAAAATTACACCTAAAACAGGGCGAGCTAGTATAACAAAATCTTATTTAGAATCACACCCTAATAAATATTTAAAATTAATTGCAAAAGCTAGACAACTTGATAAACTACACAACACTTTTGTGACTAGTATTTTAAAATTTGTACACAAAGGCAGAATCCATGCAGACATAAATCAAATACGATCTGATACGGGTGGCACGGTTACAGGTAGATTTAGTATGTCTAATCCTAACTTACAACAGATACCAGCTAGAACTGAACAAGGTAATAAAATAAGAGAGTTATTTTTACCAGAAGAGGACCACAAATGGGCTAGCTTTGACTATTCTCAACAAGAGCCACGTCTAGTTGTGCACTATGCATTAAAGAATAATTTTTATGGTGCAGATAAAATGGCAGAAGAATATAACAAAAATCCTGATACTGACTTTCATGACATAGTAGCTAAAATGGCAGACATAACAAGAAAACAGGCTAAAACTATTAATTTAGGCCTGTTTTATGGCATGGGTAAAACAAAATTAGCCAAGTCTTTAGAGTTAGATAAAGACGAAGCAAAAGAATTATTTGATCAATACCATAATAAAGTCCCTTTTGTAAGAGAGCTTTCAAATGGTCTACAAAGTTTTGCAGATGAAAACAAAAATATATTTACGTTAGAGGACAGGTTTTGTAGATTTGATAAGTGGGAATCTCGTAACAAAGAATGGAATCCAGAAAAAAATGTATTTGAAATAACAGCATATGAAGAGGTAGATGGTGTAAAACAAATTGTAAAAAAAGTAGCAAAAGGTTTGACAAAAGAGGAGGCGCATACACAATATTTAGCAGACAGGGCACAAAACTTAGAGTCCCCTGATCCAAACTTAAAATATTTTGAAGAGTACTATAGACCTGCTTTTACATACAAAGCACTAAATAGATTAATACAGGGATCAGCGGCAGATATGACAAAGAAGGCTATGGTAAAATTATATGAAAAAGGTATCATACCTCATATACAAATTCATGACGAACTTTGTTTTTCTATAAAGAATAACGAAGAGGCAAAGCAGATAAAAGATATTATGGAGACTGCTATTGAATTAAAAGTGCCAAACAAAGTAGATTATGAATCTGGACCCAACTGGGGTACAATAAAATGAGGTTAAACTATGGCTTATTTAAATGCAAACATACCACCTATTTATGCACAGATAAGAAGAGAGTATTTATATGATCTACAAAAACATCATGGAGAAGTTGAAGACTGTATTATATTCGGCATATCAGCTCTTACTGGAAGGAGTATACTTTGGCATGCTATTATGGAAAACGGTGCAATATTTTATCGCTTACCAATTAGCGCGTTTATTCAAAAGGGA